CTGGTTGTACATGTTCTTGAGACGTTCGAGCATCTTTTCGTTATCGGCTCGATCTGGATAAATGTTCATGCCGCACTGCTTTCAATCGAGCCCATGATGGCCTGATACGTGTTGAAAGCTTCCGGCATTGAATCGAGCTCGGCGCCGACCTTCACCATCTTGGTTTCATCACCGAAATCAATACCTTCGAGACTGTCCAACAGCTTGTAAAACTCACGAACCTTGTCACGTGAGCTAATCGCAAACGCCGACATCGCGTCGTCATCGACCGGGATTTCCACTCGTGACGACTTGGCGAAAAGCTTCCAGAGAATCAACTGACGAATCATCTTCCAAGCTTCAGCGTTAACGAAGTTGAAAGGACTCGTTTCGTTTCGAACTAGGTATTCAAGAACTTGCTTCACACTCAAGTCCATGTCACCAAGTCGGACCGTGATACTTGTCGCGACAGGGGCATAGATCTTACCTGTCCGAGGCTTGTATCCAACTTCACTCAACTTGCCGAGCCGGACTAGTCCGTTCAAAGCGCGTCGACTGGTCGGCTGATTCAAACCGGTAAGGTTACTCACGTCATTCACCGTGAGACCAAACACGTTCTCATCGGTGAACAAGTCCAACACACGAGTCAAGTTCTCATTAGAAGTGAGAACGTTAGACGTTTCGCTCATGGTTATCATCCTGTTGTTATCGACTCCGTTACGTCAGGTTAGTCGTTTGGTTCCGCGTATATCACTCAGGGTGACCGACTTGGTCACAGATGGTGACCTGCCACCTTGACTGTCAAAGTGCAGTTTACACCCTATCAATCCACTTTGCACTTTGACAAAACCGCAGGTCAGAGCGTTGTAAAAGTGGAAAACCTGGGGAGATAACCAATATAAGGACGAAGTCCGTTATTTGTTATCCCCTCCAGAATGTCAGAGTGAAAAGAAAGACTGGCCCCGATGACCCTGTGTGCCCCTGTCGCGAGGACGATGGGCGTCAGGGATAGGCCTAGACGGGCCAGAATGGGGCATCTGACGGCCTGTCAGCCCGAGTGGCTCCATCACCCCACCTGTCGGGGCGCAGCATAAAGCGGCACACATTAACGCATTCGTTAAACGTCATGTGTGCCGCTTAAACGTGATTTTCCACGCAGCTAATCAAAAACCGATGAGCTTGTTGAGTCGATTGGCTTTCTTGTTCATACGCTTTCGTTGCTTCGGAGTCACCGACTTGTGAAGTCCGATCAGACTGGAGATGAGTTGAAGATGTTCCGTGTTGTTCTGCTTGCAGTAAACACGGTGACGGTGACTGAGATTCATCATTGCTTACTCCTTTGATTGATCCCCTGTCGCGACTTAATCACGACAACAAGAAAGCCCACTTGAACTTAATCAAGTGGGCTATCAAGTTGCTGCGATTACTTCACGAAGATCAGGTCCCACGACTTGGTCTCAATGACCTTACCGTCAGAGTTCTTGATCTCCTTGGTGAACGTGAACGGGTACTCGACACCAGCGGTGAGCTTGCTGAAGTCAGTCGTCCCACGAGAAGCGAGGAACTGAGTGGTGATCTCGGAAGAAGTAATCTTCACACCACGACCAGCGCGAGACGAGAGAGTGTTGGCAAGAGTAGTCGTGTTAACAACCTGAGTCTTCTTACCGTCCTTCTCAACCGCCTTGTAAATCTCCTCACGAACGGGAGTACCGTCCTCGTTCTTCTCATCCTTCTTCAGGATAATCATCTTCTTGTAAGAAGGCTTCTGTCCGGCAGCAACATCACCCGGACGACGCAGACCACGAGTAGTCTCAGCTTCGGGAAGAAGCTGAGACAGATCAGTACCTGCGAACTTCGAGAAGAACTCAAGCGCTTCCTTTGCCGCACGAATCTTCGCGACAGTGGTAGCCGTGTTGTCGTAAATCTTCTGAACATCCTCGACGGACGTAGCCTCGGGCTCGTACTTCTTGGCAACGTCCCAAGCCTTGCTCAGAAGCTTCTCGATCTCATCCTTCTTCTTCTCAATCTCGGCCTCAATCTTCTTGATTTCGAGACCAACCTTCTCAAGGAACTTGTCGTTCCCCGGGTTACGCTCAATGATCTCGCTGATAACAAGCTTCTCGTCCTTTGCGTCAGCAGAGAAGTCACGAATCAGCTTGACATCAGCGTTGTGTCCGTCAATCAGCTCAGTGATCTCGACAACGGCCTTAAGCGCCATGCCGTCCAGCTTGGCAATTCCACTCGCACGCTCCTCGGCCGTGAGCACCTTCGACTCAGTCGAGTTGGTGTTGCTGGCCTCGGTGGTCTGCGTGTCGGTCATGATGGTGTGTCCTTTCGGTTCGATCCCTGTTGAGAACAGTCTACACCACATCAGCTAGATATGGGCGCAGCTATCCCCTGTCGCGGAAAGAATTTTACGTTCCGCTTCGAGTAGATCGACAGGCTTCGACACCTATCGATCCTGTACCAGCACGACCCTGATACTAGCGCAAGTTACCAGTTAGTACTATTAATCGTAGTGTTAGAACTTAATCAAGCTATCAACTACAGCAAGCGCCACTCAGTATTACAGCTACCGTCCCCGAGTACTCGACAGTCCCTGATTGCAGCTACCTAATAACTGTCTGACTTACACCTATGTCTTTTCTCAGGACCACAGTTGTTACCTGACTAAGTTCTAACATCACGACTTCGAACCAATCAAACGATTACGTATCTAGCATTACCGTAGTACCGTGCTCCGGGTTTCGAAATCTAATCTGACGATATGAGTGAGTTCCTTAACAACTTGGTTCCGACCCCAGCCGGAGTTGAGAAGTACTAACACACAGGGAGGGTCAAGGTTCGACCTGTGAGCGTTGGCTTACGAATAACAGTGACCGTTAATCGTTGAGCAATGTAATCAGGGGGAGGATCTAGACCGATCGACTCAACCCCTGTCGCGAAACCAGATAGTTCCGTTAGTTGCCCGAACCCTCGACCGGTTAATAGGAACCGGGATAGTTCGGCGCGCAAGACACACTATGCAATTCTTAAGGAACGTCAGCTTCGTTCAATCTAATCAACGTCTCCGGTTACGCGCAGATGCGAATTGCTTCACATCCAAAACCGCCCGGTCCGCCTTTCGATCTCCCGTGCCTTTGTTTTGTTGTTTTCTTCTGACACCGAGAACATTACGGCCTGTCTCGCGATGTTGTCACGAATTTCCAGCCGCATTTTTCGTCCATGAATCGCTTTCTGACGTTTGATTTACAAACACGTCAACCGAACCTAAACTGGATGCATGCATAACCCGGTAACGTATGCACTCAACATCTCTGGTACCAAACCTATCGATCTGGCGAGAGAACTTGGTCTTTCACGTCAGTATATTTCTCGTGCTGAACTCGGTTGCTTCGTCAATCTGAACGACAAACTTTTGAAATGGGTTCAGAACGTTGTCAACCGTAACGGAGAGGCTTATGTCACTCACGACAAGATTCTCAACGCTTACGACATCTTCAAGCGAAGTAAGCGAATCAACAATCTTCACCGGCTCGGCTGGGAGATAGTCACACATGACATGCCCCCTGTCGCGAGAATGGAGAAGACTCCCGATCGATACCGAACCGAATTCATCACGTGGCGACAGCATCACTGGGGTACTTCGTATCGTTTCGCGAAGGACTTCTGTTTTCATCCCGGCTCGATCGATGATTACGAATCGGGGAAGGTCAACAAGATTCCTAATGATCTGATGGCCGTACTCGTCTGGATCGAAAGGAACAACGTGGGATGACATTCGCTAATGGTGATGGGGGAGTAGGTTCAAAGTATCTCACCGATACGGAACGAGACCTGGTCTTGTTCATTGAAAAGTTCCATACGATGGCTGGAGTTCCTCCGGAAGAAGCAGCCATGTTGGACTACATGAAGTCTCTCGGTTATAACGTCACCCCTGTCGCGATACAGAAAATGCTCGACAATCCTCTCTTCAAGAAGAGTATGGATGCCCGAGGAATTCTTATCGGATCGGATTACAAACCGGGACATCTGACAGTTCGACAGATGGCTGCTGCCCAGGTGATGACTAATCCTTCCGATCGACGTTCGGAAGGTAAGCGACTTGCAGATCTAGGTATCACGGTTGATGAGTGGAACGGTTGGCGACAGAACAAATCCTTCAATGACTTCCTCATCGGAAAAGTCGAAAGACTCTTGGCGGACAGTGTCCACGAAGCCCATTTGGGTCTCATCAAGGGTGTTCGGAATGGAAACGTTCCAGCTATCAAGCTGCTCTACGAAATCACGAACCGTTACAACCCTGATCAGGAGAATCAGGTAAACGTTCGTCTCCTTCTGGGAAAGTTCGTTGAAGTCATCCAGAAGTACGTGAAGGACCCGGAGATTCTCGGAAACATGGCACGAGAACTTCAACAAGTCGCTTATGAAGCGGCTCCGGCACCGAGTGTTGTCCGAGGACAACTTGAAAGGTAACCAATGGAATTCAAAACCGTACTCCCACCGGCATTCGGGATTGATTCGCCTCCGAAACCGTATCCGGAAGCTAAACCAGATCGAGACGGTAACTACACCCTCGATGATAAAGATTACTCATCTGGTGACTCCTTCGGACCTGACGAACTCGATGAGATCCATTCACGATCTGATGTCGACTCTGGGCCCTTTGCGCAACACCACACGATTGGACCCGGAGGGTATCAAGCCAGCCCCGGAAACCACATACATGATGGAGTTCGTTCTAAGAAAATTGGGGACGGGCTCGGACTGACGATTAGCGGTAGTCGTGGTGGTAATGCTGCACTTGCAAGTTTGATCTCAGCTCTTAGTCAGGTTGTCGCTTTCACGGATAACACGACTCCTTAACCCCTGTCGCGGAGAAACTTATGGGTTCGTCTACGAACGGTATGTTCAACCTTTTTAAACCAGACCTAACCGATCTGGTTGATCCGCTTCTTGATATGGGAAACAATCTCAACATTATCGATCAGCGAATCTTCGGACTCACGCAGTACCGATTCAGTACTGATGATGCTCCCGATATGACGGGAATGGAGAACGGTTGGAAGGTTTACGATACTAAGTCGGGTCGAATCAAATATTACTACTACAACCCGCTGAGTGGTAACGGTCCACAGCTTCTCAACATTCCAAAAGTTAACAACACGTACCCGTGGAACACCATCTCGCTTATTAACGGATACGTTGCGGCTGCTAGCAATAACGGACCCAACATTATTCTAGATGCACCGGCCTGGCGCTACATGGATGGTGATAATACCCGTATTCAGCTCAAGGGCCGTATGGTTAACACGGGTGGGATCGTTAACAATACTTCGATTCAGATAGCCGCCGATGGATCTGTTCCCAACGCGGTAGGTAACAGGTATTTCAGTATCCAACCCGGAGTCGGAGATTCGAATCCCGAAAGTAATTCGGCGGCTCGGATTCAAGTTTCCAACACAGGTGGAGTTTATATGGTTCACTACGGAACCAGTAACACCGGATCGGTAGAAAACTACATCTGCCTCGACGGTGTTATCTACTCAACCGTTTAGCCCTGTCTCGGAGTAAACATGCCATTTCCAGCCGGACTAGTCAGAGCACTAGCAACCGACTACATCAACGTCGTGACCCAGTTCAACAACAACTGGGACAAAATAGATACAGCTTTCACTTCCTTGTATGGGGGAGTGTCAGTCAGTCCTTCCGTTCTTAATCCCGCTCGTGGAACCGAGTGGATTAACAAGGACGGAAAACTTATGGTCTACAACGGAACCACATGGATCGAACCTCAATCAGAAGTTTGGGGACCATGGGTTAACGTTATTACATCTGCTCCATACGTAAGTGTTCCTGATAACGTTCTCCAGATCCGACAGAGTGATTGGAAGAACGTTGAATTGAGAGGAGCTGTTCAGCTTAATGCTACGGCTGATGCGTTTCCTGATGCAGGATATCTCCTTGCTTCGTCGGGACAGTTCAATTTGGCATCTGGTTACTGTCCGGAAATGACTACCAAAACGCCGGCCGCGATGAATCGTTCTGGAACTAGTTTTGCTACCGGATTCGTTTATGCCACGATCACGGGAACGGATTCAACTCTCGCTCTCTATTTTCTTCCTCAAGGAGTGAGATCTGCCGGAAACTCCATCAACTTCGACACTCTTCGATACAAGGGCTATTAATGGCTACACAGACTCCCAATCTGGGATTCAACGTTCCAGATGATGCTTCCGCCATGCCGGACGTAACAACTTACGTCAACTCGGCGTGGGATAAGATTGAACAGACGCTAGGTTCGGCGAAGGAAGTTTCGGCTGTTCCAGATCAGGATCTCACGTACAAGAAGGGAGATCGAATCTATGTCATTCCTGGTGGAGCTGATCCCACTGGTCTTTACGTATGTATCGGTTCGGATTCTAATTGGGGGACTTTCTTCCGACCGATCACACCTGTTTGGGGACCCTGGCGACGACCGGGCCCGACACTAAACCCGAACGCAATTCTTACTGATCCGGTTAACTATCGCATCTCAGATACGAGTACTCCGTTTCAGATACGTATCAACAACAAGGGACGTGTTGAACTTCGGGGTAGTGTTTCACGTGTTTCGGGAACGTGGCCTGATGTTTCGGTAACTGGTTACTACTTCACTCCGTTTATTAATCTTCCTGAGTTTCTTATGCCGGGAAGTTTCAGATCTAACGGACCGAATCATGCTAGTGCTCCGCAGATCCAGACCGCTCCATATCCAACAAACTCGAACCAGACACAGTCGCAAACGTCTCAGTGTATTTACGATTTCAACCAGCGAAGGTTTGTTCTTAGAGTCTTCACTCATAGCATCGCGACGATCCAACGGGTATTCTTCTCAGGTGGGACTTACCATCTAGGAGATATGGATTTGTAAATGCCACCGAAGGAACGAAAGATAGCCACTCTCACGGATGCGTTTTCCGAACTTGGAACTACGCTTCAGAGGGTGGCTATTTCACCTAATATGAACTCTTACATTCCACACAAGAAGCAGGTGATGTTTCACTCCGCGAGAGAACAGACTCGTCTTTACATCGGTGGTAACCGATCAGGTAAGACAACTGGTGGAATCCTTGAGGATTTGTGGTGGCTTACAGGTAAGCATCCATATGTAAACACCCCTAATCCCCTGTCGCGGCCGGTTATGGGTCGTCTTGTATCCGTCGACTTCATTAACGGTATCAAGAAGATTATTATCCCTCAGCTTAAGCAGTGGCTTCCTCCGAGTGAGCTTCTTGGTGGAACTTGGTTCTCTGCTTATTCGGAGTCGGAACGTGTTCTATCGTTGGAGAATGGTTCTCAACTTGAGTTGATGTCATACGACCAGGATCTCGATAAGTTCGCTGGTACTTCCCGTGACTTCATCCACTTTGATGAGGAACCACCCGAGGATATTTACACCGAATGTTTGGCACGTCTGATTGACCGTAAGGGTCGTGCCTGGATCACGATGACTCCGGTTGAAGGTATGACGTGGATGTTCGACACCGTTTATGAACCAGGAACTCTAGGTAATCCTGACATCAAGGTTGTCGAAGTCGACATGCATGAAAACCCTCATCTTGATAAAGAAACGGTTGATAAGTTCCTTAATTCGCTGAGCGCTGACGAACGAGAAGCTCGCGGTAAGGGTAAGTTCGTCCAGATGGGCGGTCTTGTTTACAAGAAGTTCCGAGTTGAAACTCATGTGATCCCTCAAATTCCATTCGAGGAGTTCCTCGACAGGCGTAAGTACAAGATCTACATGAGTCTGGACCATGGACTCAACAATCCAACATCAGTTCACTGGCATGCAGTTGATAATGATGGAAACGTTATCACCTTTGATGAACACTATGAGGCTGGACGAATCATTGATTATCATGCTGCTGTCATCAACGGTCGTGACGGTTCTCATGGTCGGCTGCCGGATATTCGAATTGCTGATCCGGCACTCCAGCAAAGGAATGCTGTCACTGGGACCTCGATTCAAACTGAGTACGCTATTCGTGGTATCGGGTTGGCTATGGCTAACAACGATGTGCGTACTGGTATTGCTAAGGTTTCTCAATACATAGAACCACGTGAGGATGGAACGCCTTCGTGGAGGATTACTGAGAACTGCGGTAGTCTAATTCGAGAGATTCAGCGTTACCGCTGGAAGACGTGGGCGAACAAGAAACAGCAAAACAAGAACAACGCTTATGACGAACCGCATAAGAAGGACGACCATGCAATGGATGATTGCAGGTACTTCTTCACTCTTATGCCAGAGTTGAAGCATTCACCCCCTGTCGCGGTAGCTGAACTCACGAGACTTCAAAAGGCTATGGGATCTCAGGGTGGAACGAAGGGAATGGCTGATCCTTGGATCAGACTCGATCCTAACTTTGATCCTGCTAAGCCCAAGAAGACTAGTTGGGAAACCGTTCTAGATGATGGAGAACTCTGGTGACTGATCTCGACCACACCATCTTTGATAACCCGAACCTTGGTGTCAATAACCACCTTCCTCTTCTTGGTGAGCTGGAGGATCAGGCTTTCGAGAACATGCAGGCCAATGCCGAGGGTCGTGAGCCTGAGAAGCTGAAGTTTGACCGTTTCAATGTTTATGGAAACGGTATGATTTCCGAAGTTGGTTATGAGGAGATCGATCCGCGACAGGGGGCTGATGTCGAGTGAGGTACTTCCTTCTTGAAGCTAATCAGCTAGCACTTCCGGCGAAGTGTCACAGTTGCGGAAGTTGTGCAAAGGACAGGAAGTACGTTGACCTTCTTCAGATGGTCGACTATTACGGTTCCGTCTACTGGTGCATCTTCTGTTTCAAGGATGTAGCTTCCAACGTTGGTTTTGTTGAATCCGATGAGTTCGACAAGATGGGCGAAGAACTCACTAGATCCTTTGCAGATCGAGAGCAACTGGTAAAGCGAATTGGAACCCTTCGAAATGCATTGGCAGCTGTTCTTGCTAGTCCTGATATTTTTGACACTATTGACGGTCGTGACATTGACCGCATTGTGGGTGCTTTCCAGGAAGCTCAGAAGCGACTCGAAGCAAATCGAGAATCTTCAACTGATGGTGAAGGATCTCGTTCATCTCGCAGCCGCCAAGGATCTAAGCGCGTACGCAACGTTGCAGCAGATTCCGACTCAGCAGATGATGAGCGAGACCCCGAGATTGCAGCCATTCTCGCCGAATGAGGAAGTAAAGAAGTCCGATCTTTCCGATGTGATTGATCCGGACATCTTCAAGGAATTCGGTATGGAGTACTAAGGAGGTGACAAATGACGACTCCCAGTGAGCCGAAGAAGAGTGCAGTCGGGGATTATGCAGATCCTAATAATCCCCAACAGTTCACTCCCGATCAGCTTAAGAAGCTCATGTCTTCTAAGAAGGATGCTGATCTAGAGGCTAAGGTTATTGCTTGGGTTAAGTCCGAGTACACGAAGTCTCGTACGGCCCGTGGATACCTGGAACGTCAGTGGTACATCAACATGGCGTTCTACTGTTCTCGTCAGAACGTATCCATTATGCCTTACTCGAATGGTTCTAGTCCTAGCATGGGGATTCGTCTTTACGTCCCTCCCGTGCCTAATTACCGTTCACGTCCCGTCTTTAACCGAATCCGTCCTATCATTCGTAAGGAACTTGCTAAGCTGACGGCTCAGAAGCCTACAGCTGTCATTGTTCCTTCTACTTCGGAAGATAGAGATCTGTACGCGGCACAGGCCGGTGAACAGATCTGGGATAGTGTTTATCGAGACAAGAAGATTTCACGTCCGTTTAACCAGGCAGTCTTTTGGGCGCTGACTACTGGCAACGGATTCATGAAGCATTACTGGAATCCTTCTGCTAAGGACCCACAGGGTAACGTCGGAGACTTCTGTTACGAGAATGTCTCTCCGTTTAACCTGTTCTTCCCGGATCTGATTACACACGACATTGAGAACCAGCCGTACATCATCCACTTGCAGACGCGAACTCCTCAGTGGATTAAGCTCAACTATGGTATCGATGTTTCTCCCGATACCATGGAAGCTAGTGACATTCTTAATGATAGCTTCCTCACCCTTGTTGGTGCCTCTGGGTTTCGTAAGGATACCGTTCTAGTCTACGAAGTCTGGATGAAGCCCAATCAGAACTCACTTATGCCCAAGGGCGGTATGTTCACCGTCATTGGAGATAAGCTAGTTCAGTACGTGGATTCGGGTATTCCTTACGTTCACGGTCAGTACCCGTTTACGCATATCCCGTCCATCCCTAATGGTCGTTTCTACGCTGATTCACTGATCAGTGACCTCGTTCCTGTTCAGCGAGAGTACAACCGGACTCGCGGACAGATCATCGAGAACAAGAACGCCATGGGTATGGTTAAGCTTATGGCAGCAGAAGGTTCGATCGATCCTTCTAAGATTAACACTGCCCCGGGACAGGCGATCCTTTACAAGCTTGGCTTCCCTGTTCCTACCCCTGTCTCGCCTGTTCCGCTTCCCGCTTATGTTATTCAGGAACTGGATCGACTTCTCCAGGACTTTGATGACATTTCCGGTCAGCACGATGTTTCTAACGGACAGGCACCTCCCGGTGTAACCGCTGCGACCGCTATTAGCTTCCTTCAGGAACAGGACGAGTCGATTCTCTCGTACATGTTCCAGAACATTGAAGATGCTTACGAGAAGATAGCTAAGCAGACTCTTTGTTATGTGAAGCAGTACTGGACTGTTCCCCGCATGGTGAAGGTTGCGGGAACTACCAATCAGTTCAGTGTGATGGCTTTCCGAGGTTCTGATCTCGGAGATAACACTGATATCCGTATGGAAGCTGGTTCTGCTCTTCCGACTTCTAAGGCCGGTAAGCAGGCACTTCTGATGGACCTCATGTCTCAAGGATTCGTTCCTCCGGACAAGGGTCTTGAACTTATGGACATCGGTGGAGTTCAGCGTCTTTACGATCAGCTTCAGCTCGATCAGTCACAGGCCACTCGTGAAAACATGAAGATGGCTGCTGTTACTCCCGATGTTCTGATGCAGTACCAGATGATTAACTCAATGAACTCGATGTCCCCTGTCGCGAGTAATCCGATGGACCCGAGTTCTCAGAGTCTTGGAACTGCACAGGGAATGATTCAGGACTCTACTTCTCAGGGTCTTCCTGGTCAGCCCGGTATTCCTGATCCGAACAACATGCCCGCTGATATGCCACCTGCAATGGTTCAGCAGGCGCAGCAGCAGACTCAGGCTCCGCCTCTTATCGTTCCGGTTAACACTTACGATAATCACCAGATTCACGTTCAGGTTCACAACGATTATCGTAAGTCTCAAGAGTTCGAGAATCTCACTCCTGAACAGAAGCAGTTGTTTGAAGATCACGTTAATCAGCATCTGACTTCAATGGGAATGCAGCCGGGAGCAACTCCGGAAGCACAAGCTTCTCAACAGCAGCAACAAATGCAACAGGGACTTGGTCCTCTTCCGCCTAATAATGGTTCTCCTGGCGGACCAGGTAATCAACCCCCTAACATTGACCCATCGGCGGGTCCTCCGCCAAGTCAGCCCCCAATGAATCAGCCTCCAATGAATCAGCCACCGATGGGAGGTATGCCTAATGGCTAATAAGATGGTTGGAGCACTCGATGCTCTGTGTGTTCCTAACAAGCAGCGAACCGGTAAGGTTCACACTGGTTCGTCTCACGTTAGTTCTCCGGCTAATTACGCGAGTGTTGCTGATCTACGTTCTGCACTCCAGACGTTCAACGCTTCGTACTACACGAATGCACTTCTCGACAAGCTGACGACCAATGACATGGTCTATGCGGCTCGTATCCATCTTGATGGTGGAACTTCTGCTAACGGAACCATTTAAGGAGTAAGAAACATGGCGGGTCTTCCTCCGTGGCTTGCAAAGGCCAAGGGTTCCGGTGGATCTCAGGCACAGGCCGCTGGTCCTAGTAACAGTAACAGTGGTGGCGGTAAGAGTGGTGCGATTCAGCGTCGCCGTGCCGCACTTATGGCCAAGACTGATAAGAACGAGAACAGTAAGGCGGATATTGCAGCGGACAAGAAGGAAGCTGCTCTAGCTGCAAAGATGGGTAAGTGATGAGTTACTCAGATCTTGAGGATCTTTATAACCGATTCTCTTATCATTCGCCTGCCAATGAAGAGACTGGCAAGGCTCATGAGGCTATTAGGTCCATGTGTCTTGCTATCGCAGAAGATCTTACTATGAGACTTCCTCATGGTCGTGAGAAGTCTCTTGCTATCACCAAGCTAGAAGAGGCAATGTTTTGGGCTAATGCGGCTATTGCTCGCAATCAGCCCAAGCCCGAATCTGTTGCCTAATTAAAACTTTCCGGTTTAGGGCCCGAGAGGGTACGAGCCACTAAGGAATTAAAATGGATGACATTGCTGGTAACGAGCCAATCGTATCCGGTCAGGATGACACTACTGGTATCAATCCTGCTTGGAACGAAGCTCTTTCCGGGATTCCGGAAGCCTTTCACCAGCAGCTGACTCCTCACTTTCAGAAGTGGGATCAGAGTGCTAACTCTCGGATCGAAGAGCTGAATGGTCAGCTTAAGAACTGGGAACCTTATGGTGCGCTGACTGAGCATGGCATTACGATGGATCAGGTTACTGATGGTCTTCGTATTATGCAGGAGCTCAATCAGAATCCAAAGGCCATTTACGATGCTCTCACCGAGCATTATGGATGGGGGAGTAATCCCGCACAGGCAGCTGATCCCAATAACATCGGTACTCCCCCTGTTGCGGAACAGACTCCGTTCGATCTGAAGTCTACTCCTGAATACAACCAGCTTCAGGAACAGCTTAACCTTGTTTCTCAGCTTATGGTTCAGGAGCAGCAGGCTAAGCAGCATGCCGCTGAGGATGCGAAGCTTAACAACGAGATTAACTCGGCCCTTGAGAAGTTCTCTGATGTTCAGCTCACACCTGACGTTGAGAACTTCATTCTTTCGCAGATGGAACACAAGGGTAAGACTGCTGATCAGGCTTTCCAGTCCTTCGTAGACTTCCGCAATTCATTGCAGCCAGCGCCGTTTGCACCTAATGTACTTAGTGCCAACGGTGGGGGAGTACCCTCTCAGGCCATCAATACTCGTAACCTTTCTGATGCCGACACGAAGGCTCTGATTGTTCAGATGCTTAAGGCTCAGAATGGTGTTCGATAAGGAGCATTAAATGGGTGCTACCCTTGCCACTGCGGATAACATCCTCAAGGTTATCTATGAGGACAAGATTCAGGAGCAGATCCAGAATCTGACCAAGGCATCTAAGCGAATCGAGCAATCCTCGGAGGGTGTTTCTTCCAAGGTCGGTGGTAAGTACGTAGACTTCCCGCTGCATGTTCGTCGTAACAATGGTATTGGTGCTCGTAATGAGCTTGAGCAGCTTCCGACCGCTGGTAACCAGGGTTACGAGGAAGCTCGTATGAAGCTTGCTTATCTGTACGGTTCGATTCGTCTTACCGGCCAGGCTCTTAAGCTTGCTGATTCTGAGTTCCAGAGTTTCGCATCTGTTCTGAACGAGGAAGTTAACGGTCTCGTCCGTGACCTCGCTAAGGACTACAACCGTCAGATCTTCGGTACTTCTGTCGGTGCACTTCTTACGTCTTCCGGTACTTACGCAACTAACACCATTCCTACTGGCAACACCCAGTACATGGAAGTTGGTCAGCTGGTTGATGTTTGGGATTCGACCGGTACTACGCAGAAGGCTACTGCCCGAAACGTTACCGCTGTTACTAAGAATGCTTCTATTGTCGTTGACGGCGCTGCTATCGCGACAGGGGCTGCCGGTGACATCGTTGTTCGTACCGGTAACCTGAACCGAGAGATTATCGGTTTCTCTCAGATCGTTAGCGACACCGGTACTCTCCACAATGTGAACCCTGCCACGGTTCCTCTGTGGAAGAGTGTTATGAACAACAACGGTGGTACTACTCGTCCGCTGTCTGAGTCGCTGATGATTAACATGGTCGATGATATCTACACCAATGGTGGAGACACGACCGTTATTCTTACGAACCTCGGTGTTCGTCGTTCTTACTACAACCTGCTTGTGCAGCAGCGTCGTTACGAGAACACGAAGGAGTTCGCTGGTGGTTTCAGTGGGCTGGCTTTCACTACCGACAATGGTGACATCCCGATCGTTACCGATGTCGACTGCCAGCCGAACCGTATGTACTTCCTGAACGAGAAGTCCATTAAGATCTACCGTGAGAGCGACTGGTCTTTCATGGACATGGATGGTTCTCGTTGGCAGCGTGTCATCGGTTTCGATGCTTATGATGCCACTCAGTACAAGTACATGAACATGGGTACGCACCGACGTAACACTCACGGCCTGCTTTCGGATCTTATCGAGAGCTGATGTTTAATAACAGCGAAGTTCGAGACATCATCGATAATGCTTATCGTGAACGTGCACATCTAGTTGCTCATCTTGCATCTATCTACCCGTCTATCATGACAGATGCTACAGATGAAGACTGGGCGATAGTCTACATCGATCTTCCAGAAGATGGTCAGGTTTCCTGGCACATTAACGAAGACGATGAGGAACTATTTACTCACGTTAAGCGTGATTCGGTAGAGTGGGACGGACACACTACTGAAGAGAAGTACCAGCGACTGGATTCTGCTACACGTAGAAGCTAATCCGTTTCATTGCTGAAAGGGCTATAAGAGACTAACATCTCTTATAGCCCTTTCGCGTTAGGAGATATAATGGCTAAGGCAACTATTAATGACCTCTGGTATGCGTATCTTCTTGGATCGCTTCCACCTTCTCAGGGCGGAAGTGCTACCGGAACTGTAGTCCTTACTCCTCAGCAGGCTAACAAGTGGGGGACGAAGCAGAATGCAAATACATCTAGCGCTCCAGTTCAGTTTGCAGTTCTCGCAAATGTTACCGTTGCTGATGGTGCTGGTCTATACGTTGTGAAGATGACGTACGGATATGGTGCGACAGCGGAAGCCACGACGTCTGACAATTTCCAGTTGGTTGTTAATTCGACTGGTGTTATCAGCCCTCCAGCCCCTGTCGCGACGAACAACACGATGTTTCCCCGTCAGGACTTCACCGTGAATCTTAACAACGGTGATGTTGTGAAGGTTATTACCAACATCGCCGCTAGTGCTTCTTCTGTTTACAAGACTATGCTCACGGTGGAGCGTATCGCGTGAAGCTTCTCAATGATGGCTCGGTCTATTTTCCTACCGAGACAGGGCAGTGGGTTTCACGTAATCAGCAGCGTATAGCGGAAATCATCAGTGATTATGATCCAAACCTCCGACTTCAGTGGATTCCAACCAATGAACGAGGGCCACAGGATTACGCTTTTCGAGTTGTTGACTTCACTCCAGGAAGGCCACCATACGCAGTCTGTTTTGGACACGAAGCCGACGAACGACTTCTCGCACAGATCTTTGCAGCAGATAACGCTAAGAATGGCGGGACACTTAATGTCCTAGACCGGATGAATGCTGCTGCTGAACTTGTGCAGGCTAAGAAGAATCAGGAATCGATCGAAGAGGCCAACGAAATAGCTCATGCGATTCTTCGATCCCAGAAGATTCACTATAAGCATGGTGGTATTGATTTTGGTAAGTGGGGAGGAGGTTTGATCGACCGATGAACGTTGGCGACGTGATGACACGTGTTCGCAGAACGTTCGGTGATGAATCCAGCGTTCAGATCACCGATCAGGACATTATCCGTTGGATCAATGATGCTCAAGAACACATCGTCCTTAATAATGAAGGACTGATGGAGACAAAGGCTTCGGCGGACATCGTTGCTAATCAGTCTGATTACAACGTGCCGGTTGATTTCAACATCCTTCGCTCACTGGCATATAAGGGTATTCGACTCAAGTCGTACTCGTTCAACGAGTTCAACGAGTACATCACGGGATTTCAGTCTGCGCCGGACCTTCAGCAGTACGGGCCCGGTATCCCGATTTGTTACATGGTGTGGAATCAGGTTATTACCATCTTCCCCACTCCAGCTCAGAGTGTGGGAAATGGACTCACCATCTTCTACATCAAACATCCAGCCCCTGTCGCGACAACTGCTGACAGTCTGAGTCTTCCACTTCAGTATCACAACGTGATTGTTGATTACTGTCTTCAGCAGGCTTACGAGCTTGATGAAGATGACGGTAAGGCGAGTCGCAAGGAGCAGCAGTTTACGAACAAGGTTCAGCAGTTGAATGACAGGAACAAGTGGACTGCTCAGGAGTATTACCCGAGCATTACGATTCTTCCTGACGACGCTAGTTACGGATATTACGGGTACTAAATGACTAAGCCGAAGCCAGCCCCGATCAATAAGTCATCAGAACTTAAGATTGGCCCTTTCGCCGGAGGTATCAACACCTGGTCTGATGCTTCAGCGATTGCAGATACCGAGCTCGTTGACTGTGTGAACTTCGACATTGACCTTGATGGTTCGTTGAAATCACGTCCCCCTGTCGCGAGTCTCTACAACCCGATCAACAACTCTTACACTTCAGGAACGTTCCTCGAAGCCAGTACTCAGGTTCTTGGAACGTTTGTTGGCAACTCTGGTGACCGAATCGTTCTATTTCAGTATGTCGAACGTATCCAGTCTCCGGATTCCGATAAGTTGTTTCTTGTTATCTACTTCATCGACGGACCTAATGCGGGTACCGCTCGAACCATGACGACGATTACCGGTTCGTCTAACCCGTTTACCAGTATGACCAGGTACAAGAACACGCTGTATCTGACACGTAGTCTTGGTGGTGGAGCGAAGATTGATATCGGAGCTCTCGCCTACACGGATCTTCCAAGTATGCCTTGGGGATCTAAGGGTCTGATTTACAAGGAACGTCTGTTTCTTGTTGGAGATCAGGGTTACAACTACTCGCGTATGGTCTTCTCGGATGTTGGTAATCCTGAGAACTTTCCCGCGGCTAACTTTTTCGACATTCGTCCTGGTGATGGTGAAACACTTAACGATTTCATTCTCTATCAGGATAACCTGATTCTCTTCAAGAATAGTTCGATCTGGGTCTTCTCGTACGATACTCAACCGCAGCAGGCCGTTCTTCAGCAGTTGCATAACAATCTTGGCGTAGAGAACCGTTGGTCTCTCTGCCTGTACGAGAATGTTATCTACTTTTTGAAGTACAACCAGGTCTATCAGATTTCCAATTTCCAATTTACTCGTATCAGTACGAAGATTATCTTCGAAGATGATAGGACTCTTCCGAACGGAACAGGAACTAACTGGGCTGATACTCAGTGGAAATATCCCAACTGGATGTCTCTGGTGGGGGATAGGCTTATAGTTCGGTTTTATAACCGACTTTATTCTTACTGTCTTCGTACACGAGCATGGGCTCGATGGGATAGTCAGGATAACAACATTAAATACATGGGTCAGATCGTAAAGGTTAATACCGCTGGGGTTCTCTCGCGACAGGGGTATGACTCTTACGTGATGGGAAGTTCTCTAACGAAACCCCCCTACCCAGGTATTTACAACTACTGCATCCCGACCACGATGATTCTTCGTGACTTCTATCTTCCAACCGGAACGGAAGGAGTTACGTACCTCACTGGTCCGGCTCAAGTCTTCGATATCCTCTTGAAGATCAAGACTAAAATCTATGACATCGGTCTTAGTCATCGATTCAAGAGACTCATGCATTGGGGTTGTGACATCGTTACGGGTCAGAACGTAACTGGAACACTCAATCCCTATTCATTGGCGTATCGAGTCACCTGGGCGCAACTTCTCACGGTTGCATGGAATCAGACGCAGACTTGGGGCTATCCTCTTTTCCAACAGCCGAGCACGGTACAGACGGCTGTCGCAGATGTCGGTGTCTATCGTCGATACATCAGATTTCCCAAATCACTTAGGTTCCGACTTCTTCAGTTTGAGGTATCACTGAGGACTGTTGGAAACACTAAGGACGGTCCTGCCCGACTCTACTCTCTTACTGCATTCATCATGCAGAAGCAGTTGGCACCTAAGGGAGTTAACTAACATGATGGTGGATCTATTTGGAAATAGTCGAGTCCCAAATCCCCCACCTGGAACACCGGTTGGTTCGGTGGCCAGTTATGCAGCGGGTGACAAGAGTTATGGTGCAGGAAGGCCGATGCCAAATATCGGACCTGTTTCTGGTCAAGGAATGCTCGGCTACAGTCAACGTGATAACCAAGCCCAAGCAAGAAAGAACGCAATCTTGCGAAGGCTTCAAGGACAGGGAACCGGAAACCCGATGAATCAGCAGGTTCTTAACTACCAGATGGGAACCTAATGGGAAGCTACACAATTCAGCGAGGAGACACGCTAGGCGGACTAGCGCGTAAGTACAACACGAGTGTTCAGAGTTTGGCTCAGGCCAATAAGATTCGTAACCCGAATATGATTTATGCGGGTGGGAAGCTGAACATTCCGAGTTATAATCCAACTCCTCAACCTGCACCACAAACGGCTGCCCCAGCTGCGCCGCAACCTCCTAAGCAGCAGTCACTTGATGACTGGCTTGCAGGAGATACGACTTACAATCAGCAACAGGCTAACTTCAATAAGGCCAAAGCTGATTATGATGCGCAGTACACACAGCAGCAACAGCAGACTAATCGAGACTACGCAACTTCCACTCGTGCTCTGAATCAACAGGGAACGTTGGACCGTGAGAATCAGATGAATGATTACGCGGGACGTGGAATCGTAAACTCTGGTGTCTACGCCAATGCCCTGTCGCAATACAACGATCAGTTCAATACGAAGATGAACAACCTTAACCAAGGTCTTCAGGACACGTTGAACAATCAGAACATGGCAAGGACTAACTTCCTTCGTCAGACACAGTACGAACAGGATGCGGCTCGACAGGATGCTGTTCGTCGTCGTGCTCAGAGTTTGGGGATCTAATGGGTTTCTGGGATTGGCTCTTTGATAACCCGAAGTCGCAGGACAATCAGATTGCCAAAGATCTTAAGCAGAAGTTGGGTCGTCAGCCCACTGATAACGAGATTCAACAGGAGAAGAACAACCGAAGCACGGGTAACCTGACATCTGGTGGAAACCCGAGTAATTACAATCCTAACGCAAACGTAGGTCCTTATACTCCGGGAGCTTCTCAGTCTCAGAGTAATAGTTCTCCGTTTGCTAACACTCAAGGTGCTCGACCTCAGGCATCTTCCCCTGTCGCGACAGGGGGTGGTTCTCCGTTTGCTAATCCGAACACTCAGGACAAGACGAGTATCAATGATGCTCTGAACGTTCTGAACAACCCTTACGTTTCTTCTCCGAATGCTCAGAACAACGCGTCGAGTGTTCTTCAGAAGTTCGGTATCAACGCTGGTCCGAACTTTCCTCAGCAAAATCCTTACGACAAGCTGTATCAGAACCTGATGGATCAAATCCAGAGTATTCAGGTTCAGCAGACTCCTTACGATCAGCTTAAGGCTATGGCTGATAGTCAGGTGAATGCTCAGTACGATCCGGTTATTAACTCACTTCAGGGTGAGATGAATCGTACTCAGACACGGGCAGACGAAAACAAGATGGATATCCGGAGCATGTATGGTGCTCTGGGCGATAATGCAAATGCACAAGCAGCACAAATGCAGCAGTCTAATCAGGTTGCTCAGGATCAGACTAATAAGCAGTACGATCAGGCTGCGCAACAGATGCAGCAGTCTTATCAGAACGTTGCTGGACAACAGCAAAACATCATGAGTCAGCTTGGTCTTCAGGCTGCCGGAGCTGATCCACGTCTTCAGCAGAACGATGCCGATAAGGCTTATTTCCAGAATCAGCAGGCTGCGGATCATCAGCATCAGATTGATGCACTTCAGCAGATCGGACAGGCTGATCAGGGGTACCAGCATAACATCGCGACTAATAGTCAGATGGCTGGTGAGAATCAGGCGCAGCTTCTTACCCGACAGCTTCAGGATTACATGGGTCAAGCTCAGGATAAGATGGTCGGTCTTCAGCAGCAGAAGGGTTTGGATGCTACGAACATTCTGAATCAGCTGTACATGAATGACCTGAATCGTGTTCAGAATCAGGGTCAAATGGCTTTCCAGCGAGCCATGGATATGAACAATTTCCAGCTGAACGCGATGAACGCCAACAACAGTAATCAGATGGCTCAGCAGGATCTTCTCGCTAAGCTCAAGATGATTGATGCTCGATGGGGACAGGGAAGCAAGGCTAATACAATGGGAACTCAGTCCGGTATGGGCGGAGTTGACCATTTCCTAGCTCAGCAGTATGGAAACGACAATAACGGTACCGCCGCTAAGCTTCAGCAACTTCTCGGGCAGACTCTTAATTCTCCGGAAGTTATTCAGGGGAAGGTTAAGGGGAAGGATGCTCAGGGTGCAGACACTATGTACAATATGACTGATGAATACGTAATGCAGCAGCTTAGGAATCTGGCTCAGCAGCAGGGTCTTAACGGAGTAGACGTTAATAACCTGATGGACTCGTATCTCGCTTACAAGGGAAATCTTAGGTAAGGATAAGACATGCTCGAAGGTTTTAAGCCTCTCGATCTGTCTTTTCTGCGGTCGAAGCCTCTGGACATGTCTATGTTCGGAGGCTCTTCCGTAGATGGACAAGTTGCTCCAACGGGTGTTCCAAGTGCTTTGTCTGTCGCTAAGAAGATTAGCGGAAACATGGACTGGAACGCTGCCAAGAAGATTGCAGATGACACTGCCAAGAAGGGTTCTCCAGAAGAACCAACCTTCCTCGGCGGACTAATGGACTTGCTTAGTTCTGGGAACTACGCAGTTGCTAACGGTGTCGAAGGCGGGATTAATGCGTGGCATGACAGGGGGTCCGATGGGCCCTTGGGCTGGCTAGAGGCCGCTGGTGGGGCCGTCAAGGGCTCCCTAGAGGGACTTGGGGCCGGTATCACGTCAGGCTTGGCAGCCATGACCGGACTTGACGACGACACAGCGCGCAGCCAGTACGGCAAAACGCGTTGGTCTGACATCATTCAAAACCACACTCCACTTGGCATTAAGTTTGATCCTAATACGGGTCAATACACGCAAGATGGAGATGTTATCACTGAGGATCAGGCCAAACAGCGAAATCTTGCTAACGGTCTGTTTGGTCTCGCTGGTGATATCTTTCTTGATCCTCTGTCATATACCGGCGGTGGTCTTCTTCCTAAGTTCTCAAAGGGAGCTCAGATTGCTACTGATGGGGGAGATGCAGCTAAAACTGTTCTCGCCTCTGCTGATGACCTTCAGAACATTAAGGGCATTGGCAAGGTCGATGCTTCCGCGACAGGGGATATCAACAACCTGGCTCAGGGTGCTTTCAACATCGACAAGTACCTGAGTCCTATTAACAAAGCATCAGATGCAGCCGGAATCATTCCTATTGCTGACAAAGCGTCAAAGTTTGCAACAGACGTAGCCCCTGTCGCGAACAAGACTGAGAACGCCAAGTCGTTTGATGACATGCTTTCAGAAATGATGGGAGCGGGAGAGCTTTCATCAGCTAAGAATGCCGAGACAGGGGGAGATGTCGGGAAGTTTCTTGAGGGTGCATCAAGTCTTCCAACATCCGTAGCCCCTGTCGCGGAAGATGCTGTAAACGCTCTCAAGGATACGAAGTATTCTCGTGCGAACAGTGTTCCTAAGAACTCGCTTCTATTCGAAGGCAATCAGAATCTTCTTGCTTCTAAGCTTGGCGGTCTGATTGCTGCTGCTCCCGATGCGAAGACTGCCGTTCGTGATGTTTTCGGATGGCTAGGATCGAAACACAGTGAGTTCGAATTCCCTAGTCTCGAATCCTACATGGAGAAGATTCGGACTGCTCCGAACTACAACCAGTTCAAGGGGCTTTTCAACTACGCAGGTAAAGAACCTGCTCTCATGCAGAAGTCTGCCGAACTTCGTAAGCGTGTTATTGGAGGACTTCGTCAGGCCATCAAGACTGACGTAGCTGCTTCAGATGCAGCTAAGGGAAGTGGTGTTCGTTCTGCTTCTCAGATCATTGATGACATCGCAGCCGGTAATGATTCGGCCCGGTTCTCGAACATTGGCAAGGCACTCGATGCCCAGGATGCCGGTGTTCTCAACAAGATGATTCAGAAGTACGGAAAGTCCATTGCGACAGGGGTTTTCCACTCAGCCAAGAATCCCGATGCAGTTGCTCAGGCCGTGAAGAACGGAACGATTCACAAGTGGACCGGTCCCGTTCAGGTTAACGTTTGGAACAGTCTTCTTCATAATCTAAACGCGACAGGGGCACTGAAGTATACGAACCCGAAGTCTCGTTGGACGAAGGCTCTGGACCTTCTTCGGAAGTTCGAAGACCACTTCATCGGTCAGGGTCATACTCCATACTCGGCTTTCAAGACTGCTGAATCTGTTCCACTTCGACTGAGTGACGTCATCTCTCACATCGGGAAGGAAGCGTTTGCGAAGCACTCGGATGATCTGACGTCTGTTCTTCGAAGTGCTTTCTCTGGTGGGCAAATCACTGGAAAGTCTGAAGAAGCCGTTAAGCTCGTTCAGCAAGCAATTGAAAAGGCCAAGGCCGGCGCCGCTATTGCGGAAACGCCAATTGTTCAGGGTGCAGTTTCTAAGGGACAGCATCTAATCGAAAACACTATGGCTACGGCTAGTGCAGTTTCAAAACCTGCGGCAGAAGAAGTTGTTGCTCAAGCCGCTAAGGCTACTAAGGATGCAGCTCTTAACGGTGGAGCAAGTCTTAATGGAGCAAAGGCAGCGGGGGAGTGGCTTAAGGATGCTTATGGGATAGCTGATCCTGTTGGAAACGCTATCACGAGTAACAAGATTGCGACGATGGCAGCTATGTCTGAGAAGGCTGCTGAAAAGGGAGCCATCGCAATCAAGTACTCCAACGCTCCGAAGGTAACTGCGGCAATCGGTAAGGCACTTGGTCAGCCGATTAGTCAGGTTGCCAAGAAGGTCGGACCCCTGTCGCGAGTAGAAGACTGGCTTGGTGCACGTTTCAATGCTGCATACAAGAACGCTGATATGCGTCCGGTCTATCTTTCCAACATGGCATCAGCTAAGGCGACTGTTAGTCTTCGAGCTCGGCAGATTAACGATCTGGTTCACAAGTTCGGTAATGATGGAAACTTGTGGCACGAAGCTATGCAAGCTGCACAGGGTATGAAGGCTGCCGGAACCCCTGAGATCAAGGCACTTGGTCAGGAAATCCAGAAGGTCATGGAGGACCTGTTTGGCGGTTCTGGTCTTCGCAAGGGTGCAGAGTTCGAATCAACAGTTGTTGGTCGTTCTCAGCTTCTCATGGGAGAACTCAATCAGGCCCTTAAGCGTTTCGGTCTTCCGTTCCAGTTCACCAACAAGGGCAAGTATGCCAAGGGTGCCGACTGGATGAAGTCATGGGAAAGTTGGGACGTTAAGAATCCTCTTCGAACTCTCTACTCAGTTCAAAACGCGGTAGAGCACACTGTCCGAACGAGAACCATGTTTGATGAGATCGTCTCTCGTTTCGGAAGTTACGCGAAGAAGGCCGGTTACACGACGCAGATTGATTCGAAGCTTGCCAAGGAGTTTCCTTATCTCGCTCAGGCTCACTTCTCTCCTGAGATGGCCGAGCAGGCGAACAACTTCCTGAAGATTTTCAAGGAAGCTAATACTCCTCAGAGCAAGTTCCTTGCTCAGATCAATAACGTTCTAAGCAAGTGGAAGTCTTCGGTAACGATTTATCGTCCCGCTCACTACTGGCGAAACCTCGTTGGCGATATGGCTTTCAACTGGCTCGCTAACGTCAGTGGAACTAAGCCTTACAATATCGCTCGTAAGGTGATGCAGTCTCAAAAGGGTAAGTATGAGTGGGATACCGGAAACCTGGCTGATCTCACAGGACCGGATGCCCTAAAGAAGGCAATCGCGCGTGGTGGAAGCGCGACAGGGCCTATTGGAAGTAACATCGCTCTGACCATGAGGAATGGTCTGAAGGTTACTAATGACATGCTGTATGTTGCAGCATTCCAGAAGGGTATTCTTCCCTCTGCTCGAATCCTTGAAGACCTTCCGGACAAGGTTCCTTCGATCCTCGATAAGATTCATCTTCCCGGAAAGATGCAAGGCAAGGGTCAGGAGTTCGTTCATGGTCTTCATGAACAGCGTGACCACTTCATCCGACTTGCTCACTTTGCAGATGCAGTTATGAAGTCGGGTAAGCCGTTCGAGCAAGCTGTAGATGATGCGGCTCGAATCGTTCGTAAGTGGCATCCAGATGGTATGGACTTCACGAAGTTCGAACGTAACACGATGCGAACTGTGTTCCCGTTCTACAGCTGGACACGTAAGGCAATTCCACTCGCTGTTGAGTCCGTTTACTCAAATCCGGGTAAGGTCATGCTTTACCCGAAGCTTCAGTACGGGATTCAACAGATGAATCTCGGTCAGCAGGCTGGTAATTCGATGGCTGATCCTTTCCCGTTGGATCAGCTTTGGCCGGACTGGATGCGTGAAAAGGGAATCGGTCCGATGTTTGGTAGTGGTCCTGGTGATTACTCCATCATCGCACCTTCGTTCCCGATTAATGATCTGGCTGCTCAGTTTGGTAATCTTCCTCGCATGCTCGGTCAGGGATTCTCTTCCAAGGGCATCTCCGGCATCACTCAGATGGTTAATCCCTTCGCTAAGATTCCCGCTGAAATGATGTCCGGAACGAACCTGATTAACCAGGCTCCCATTAAGGACTGGTCTCAGTACTTCACTAATCAGATTCCTGGCATCAGTGATGCGGGTCGTGTTACCAATGTAGACCTAGGCGGTCTCTCACCTTCTTATGACAAGCAAGGTGGAATCGGTAACATGCAGAACATCATCAACTATCTGACTGGTATCGGCTACACGGATGTTAATCCGAACGTTGCCAAGGCCGGACAGTTCAACATGAGGGATTATATCAAGCGAACCATTAAGGACCCGGCCAAGCTCGAACAGATGCGGAATTCACAGTGACAACCCCTGTCGCGCCAATTCCTCAATCAGGATTTGGCTATTCCCAACAACCAACTTCATCTACTCTCAAGCAGAGGATGTTTGGATATTCTCCTTACGTCATTCCGCAAGGTGTAGATCCGGCTAGTTACAACTTCACTCAGAACTATCTTTCCCGAAAGACTCAGGGAAGTCCGTTCGAACAGCAGCAACGTCTGAACAATACACAAGATGTTGCGATGGATGTTGCGGATAAGTCCGCCGGAAACATCCCAGTTGATAAGTACGGTGTTGTTCAGAACACTGGACAAGTTAAACCTGACGATCTGACGAGTCAGTTCAATCAGCAAACGTCAGCTATTCGTCAAACGGGAACAAATGCGGCCGATGCGGCTCAGGCAGCTAATCAGTGGCAGCAACTTAAGAAGCAGCAGGATCTAGCGGCTTCTTACAGTGTGAAGATGGGTACCCCTGTCGCGAATGGATATGCTCCCGCGACAGGGGGTAGTCCGGTCGGAAACAACAAGGGTGCACAGGCTGTTCAACTTGCAATGAACGCCTACAACAACAAAACACCTTATGTCTGGGGAGGTAACTCCCTCATTAAAGGTATCGATTGTAGTGGGCTTGTTCAGCAGGCTTACTCTCAACTTGGAATCAATCTTCCACGCACCACGTATGAACAGGCAAAAAGTGGCAGCGTGATCGGGTTGAATTCCCTCCAGCCCGGGGACCTAGTATTCTATAACACCGGAAGCAGTGATCCGAACGGTGTTGGCCAGTATAGTCATGTCGCCATTTATACAGGGAACGGGAACATTGTAGATGCCAGGAATACCCGAACGGGCATGCAGTCTGGTTCTATCTATGGTCCTGGTACTCCCGTATTGGGGGTGCGCCCGTGGTAAACGGTTTTGATAACTCCACCATGAATACTGGTTACAGTAACGAACTTCGTAGGATTGGAAGTATGGGCAACTACAATGTTGCTCCACAACTTCCTAAGCCAGTCGCTACGAACAACGTTACTTACAACCCTACGGTAAATACGCCTGGTTCCCCTGTCGCGAATACAACGTCGCCTGGAGTATCCGCGACAGGGGATCTGGGAAGACTCGTCAATGCCATTAAGTCTCAAGAGTCGGGTAATGATTACGCGGCTCGAAACAAGGATTCTGGTGCACTTGGTGCATACCAGATTATGCCTTTCAACCTTAGTGGCTGGGGACAAGAAGCGGTTGGCCATGCCGTTAGTCCCGACGAGTTTATGGGAAGTCCTCAGCTTCAGGATCAAATCGCTCAGTACAAGCTGAACCAGTATCTTCAGAAATATGGAGCCGCTGGTGCTGCCGCAGCTTGGTACGGTGGACCCGGTTCTGTTGCTCATATGGACGACAACAAACCCCAACCCGGAGGTTATCCCTCCATGAGGGCTTATTACGAAGCGATTCTTAGGAGGATGGGATGACTCCAAAGTTTAACGTTGTTCCGAAGGACATCGAAGGTGTTCTTCAGTATCTCGACGGCATCTTCGAGAAGGTTAACAACCTGGAGCAGAGCCACAAGGAACTTGGTGATGCCATCAACGCCTTGGAGCGGAAGTTTTTCAAGCTTCTTCTGGTGTTTGGTATTGCTGTTGCTGCTAAGTACGGAATCGATCTTTCGGGAGTCCAGCTGTGACTTGGTCCGCTCAGGGTGTAATCGACGTTTTTATGTCCCAGCTGTACTATCAGGAGGGATATTCTAATGGTCATTGGAATAACCACCAGAAGTACTCTGATGAAGTTCCTGGACTTGAGTGGTCTCAGGATCAGCCTTGGTGTGAGACTTGCGTAACGTGGGTTTTCCAGACGGCTGGTGCGCCTTCTGGTTCCTACGTTGTTAGTGCTTCTGTTGCAGAGGCTCGTGACTTCTGGAAGAACAAGGGACGTTTCTCCGAGTACCCGGCGATTGGTGCCCAGGTTATCTTCGGTGTTAATGGTGACGTTCACACCGGTATCGTTATTAGCTACACTGCTGATCGAATCAGCGTGATTAGTGGAAACACTAATAACGATGGTTCTCCTGAGGGTAACCAGATCCTCATTAAGGACTACGACCGACGTAGCAACTACGTTTACGGGTACGGGTATCCCGAGTACCCCGAGGGCATTGTCTCGGCGGACCCGAATTGGGGCGGGAACAATTCTGCGGGATCTACGCCCGTAGCTATTCCTGACTTTCCTGGACGTAGCTACTTTGTAGTAGGTGCACGTAACAATTACGTAACGGAAGTTGACAACTGCCTTATCCGTAAGGGTTACACCCGTTATAGCGCGAACGGCACTGGTAACTATAGTGCTGGTCCGGTCTACACCACTTATACAAAGCGGAACGTTCAGGCTTTCCAGATTGACCAGGGTTGGGGTGGACAGGATGCTGATGGGTTGGTAGGCCCGGAGACGTGGAAGCGTCTTCACCAGTAATAGGGGCTAAAGACTCTACACCGGGCGTCAACTTATTATTCGGTTGACGCCCGGTGTCGTTTGTAGGTTGTCATGAAAGCGTCGGGCATTAAAGATGCGTCAATGGTTGACTTCGACGGTTGACAGGGCATATTCTGTCCTCATGGCGACGCAAGACCCGTTTGCTTGGCAGGCAAACGCAAAGTGTATCGGTGTGCCCACTTCCAAGTTCTTTCGTGATGAAGACGGAAGCGACCATAGCCCTGTCGCGTACAGAGACATATGTGCCGCTTGCCCAGTTAAATGGGAGTGTCTTGAAACGGGGATCATATACAACTTCGAGGGGGTTTGGGGAGGGTTGACAGAACTTGAAAGAAGGAAGCAGTACGACGAAGACTGGCGTCAGCAGCTGATAGAGGAACGAGACGAACTCGGAGAATACCGGAAACTCGACCACATCGCTGCATAACTAAACAGAAAAAGCCCCCTGGCCGGTAACCAGGGGGCTTCTTCGTGTTTTAAGTTAGATCCTCAGTCCTCCAGTGTCCATGTTTGCAGCTATAGATGGTTTGCGAGTTTTTAGAATCTCCGTAGCGCTCTCCATAGTACCAATCACCTATAAGGTATGGACAGTCACAATTCTCTTTGTCAGAGAAAGAACCAAGCTCAGCTATGGGAGGACCATCATAACCAGGTGCGTAACTCACATTTCACCTTCTTGCTCGATCTCTACTTCACCAAGAATCTCTTGGACCCTGAGATCCAAGTCTTCGTCATCTTGGTCAATCATTGGGTCAACTGAAGGAGCAGCCGCATCTTCAGCTTCCTCCTGTGCAATCTGACGTTCAACGGCTTCAAGCGCGGCCTTGAAAGCTTGAGGACCTAGAACCTTGGGAATACGTCCACCCCAACGTTCGAGATCAGTCTTACCATTGACATTCCATGCGATACCGATTTCAGCAAGACTTTTGTATCGACAGAGTTCGGAACAGTAGTTAACTGCCCGATATGTTGTAGTAAACGGCTCGTCACATTGCTTGCAGATCTTGTCAGTGAAACCCTTACCCCTAACCGAAACGTAGTAGATAGTCGATTCAGCTTCGAGAGTTACACGTTCCTCGGCCATCTCCAGTTCGTTACGAATACGATCGTAACGATCCTTCTCGGTTTCACGATATGTGTCACCGGTACCGGTTCCGCCACCTGTAAAAGCCTTAAGCACATCGCCAATGTTACCCCCGGCGCTTACATCGAAGCCCAGAGCTTTCATGTGCTTGGCGATAGTGCGATTTGAAACGTTACGCTTGCGGGGTGGCATCTTCGCGGATTTCCTTTACCTTACGAATCTTGTTCTGAACGATGTAGAACGTTACGTGAGAGTAAGCCGACTTCCAGTTAGTCTTACTGTGTTCTCCAACCTTCATATCGAGTCCGGCCCAAGCCGCGCCTGCATGGAGGGCATCCGTGTTTTGAAGGACTAGTTCGTAATTATCTTTAAGTTCACACAGAAGTCGTACGGCTCCAATGATCTGAGAAGCTTCCATGGATCGAGAAGCTACATTCCTCGCAACAGAGGCAGCCTTATGTACGAGAAGCTTGAAGTTTTCTACTACGAAGGTTACGGGTAGTCCAGTGTTATCGTGGTCTGACATTCCAGCCAGACACTTGATAAACATCTCCCAATCCATCTGACCATGTTGAATGGGCTTACCTTCATCATTGAAGAAGGCATAGCCGACAGTCTTACCGGGATCGATACCGATGTAACGTACGGTCTTATTCATTACTTACCCCAAAACTCTTCTTCGACCGCGAAGTAAACTCCGAAGTCCTTTTCTTCCTCGACACGAGACATGATTTCTTTAATCATCGGAACGTAGTGGTCAACCTTAGGTTCACGAATCTCAAACACGACCGAGTCGTGAACCTGAAGAAGCATACGACAGTCTTCACCATCGACTTCGTGGAACAGACGAAGCATAGCAGACTTCACGATATCCGCTCCGCCGCCCTGAATCAGGGAGTTAAAAGCCTTGTGACTGTCGTTTCCTCCACCCTTAAACTTCTGGAAATGACGAGGACGACCGGCCCACGTCTTGATGGTCATTCGCTCATTGGCGTGCTGATTCACGAACTTAGCGAAACCAGCGAGCCGATCGTATTTCTCTTCCCAGTCACGATAGAACTGGCTCGAAGGAAGTTCCTTGATGAACTCCCAAGCGGCTCGATAGTTCTCGTAACGCTTAATGTAAGCGTGTGACATGCCGTCATAACCGTATTCCTTGGGATCAGGCTTACGGTAGTTGTCTCGAACCCACTGAGGAACTTCATCGCCAAGCATGATGGCAATCTTCAACATACCTGCGCCGAACTGCTTGGCATAGGTAAGAGTCTTCATCCCCTGTCGCGCTTCAGATGGATCGAGTCCCATCTCAAGACACATCTGGATGAAGATGTCTCGATCCTTCTTTTCCCAACGTTCGGGACTCTTGGATCGATTGAAGATTTCAATCAGATTAGCTTGCCCAGCGTAAGGCATTGACGAAGCGAGACGGAACTCAAGCTGAGAGTAGTCCACAGAAACGAGTCGATAACCTCGTCGAGCCACAAAGGCTTTCTTGAGTCCTCCATTCCAATCCTTGTTTGACTCACGAGGAATCTGCTGTAGGTTCGGTTTTGAGCATGATAGCCGACCCGTCTTAGTACCCGCTTGGTTGTAGTTACAGCGCAATCGTCCATCGTTGGACACAAGAGCCAAGTATGGATTGTAAAAAGCGGATAGGGACTTTTCCCATCCCCGCCATTCCAGAATCCTTGTAGCCAAGTCGGAATACTTATCGGCTCGAAGTTCAAGTAGTCGATCATAGTCTTCCATCGCAGCTTTATCAAAGGAGTAACGTCCCTTATCTGTCTTGTGGTCTTCAAGAAGTGGAATGTTAGCCTTTTTGAAGAGCTGTATCATGTTGTTGTGTGAGTTCGGAGAAAGTTCACCAAACTCATTGTGAAGCTGCTGCATTCGAGATTCACCGATAGCTCGTTGCTGTCGGCAGTATCGCTGATCGATCTCAACTCCACGCGATTCCATTGTCATAAGAAGTCGCATGAACTCTTGTTCACGTTCCCAGTAATTCTTGATGGGAGTTTGAAACTTAGCCATTCTTCACCACTCGGCTAAAGAAACGAAGTGGTCGTGCGTATGTCATTTGATTAGTTCGCCAGACTTTAACAGTCTGATACATATCTCCATTATCAAGACGACCTTGTTGAGCCATGAATCGGTAAGTCTTTCCTCCAATGGTACGAAACCACTTCATTTCATGTACAATTCGCTCACTCACCGGTAAGTCCCTCACTCTGAAACTTGGGCCAAAGCTTTTCGAACAATTCTAGGGTTCGTTCAGTATCCCCTGTCGCGTAATCACCCATTACAGCAGCAGGAAATCTAGCCGACCATCCAAACATGGTCATGCATGCTTGCCAGAGTTCTGACTTTCTCTTTCCTTCATTCTTACAGACGTTCTTACTCAGCCAGTCGAGTGTCTTACTGAAGTAGTTCTCATTGGTGAGATGAGCCATCATCATCGTATCGTAAAAGTAGACGTTCCTCATATCCAGACCAACGGTCAGCATAGAGAAAAGGTCGAACTTCGCGTTGTGATAGATAACAGGCATCTGCTTGTTGCGCATCAGGAGAAGACGAAACAGCTTCTCCCTGTTCTCATCCGAGATGTTGTTTTCTTCGTGTTTGATCGGGAAATAGTAACTGAACATCTCATCGTTGTTGAACATGTTACGTCCGGCAACAGAAATCCCGATCAGATGATCTGTTCCGTCCTTGACTTCCAGACCCGTTGATTCAGTGTCAACGGCCAGAAAAAGAGCCGAGGACATTTCAAAGAAGGCTTTTTCACACTGACTATCGAAATCGAAGTTATCAACTTCAGAAAGATCCTGCATTAAAGCCCCCACCGCTCTTAGGCTTTTCTTCCGCGACAGGGGAACGAGGACTAGGTACTTCCTGAGTTCCTACCCCTGTCGCGTTCATAGCAAATACGGGTCGTGTGAAAGACTTGATATTGTCGTCAAAGACGATATCAAATACATCTCCGTTATTACTTGAGAATCGTGTCTTGAGATATGAAACCGTGGCGTACAGTCCTGGCTTCTCTTCATCCCGAACCATGCACATCACAGAGATAGCATCTGCGGAGATGGCACGAGATCCAAACATGTCATCGAGACGCTTACGGCTGGCCGTCGTGCTCGACCGGTTCTGATCCTTTACGGTGTGGGAAATGTAGATGACCGAGAAGTCCAGACCGTTACGAAGCTGCTTGAACCACTTGAGCGTCTTCTTCACTACAACTTCATCAGTCAGTGAAGGTGCGAGAGATACGGTGGCCGAGTCGATGAGAACGATGTCAGGTCGAAACTCGTTCACCTTGAGAACAAACTTCATGACCATAGAATCCTGAGGATTCCAGAATTCAAGAGGCTCGGTTGACTCAGCGAAGATCTGAAAGTTCTCTTCGAGAAGATCCAAGTCGGATTCGTTCTTGGGAGTGAACTTCTCCAGGAACTCCTTGGTCTGATCTTCAGGCATCTCAAGCGACAAGTACAGAATCTTCACGGATCGTCCGAGAGCGTTTTTCCACCCGAACATTTCCTTGTTCATGGCCAAATGCTTACACAGTTCAATGGCAAGCATGGTCTTACCCGAACCGGGAGGACCAACCAAGTACATGTTGGAACGTCGAGGAATCAGACCATCGACCACGTATTCAAGACTCTGGGCCGTGTTGAGAAACGTTCTCCATCCCTTGGTCTGAAGAATCGTCGAGTTATCTTCGAGCTTCTTGTCTGTCTTAGGCTTCTTGTTTCGAATGTAATCAACGAGCCGAATGTACTGCTCTACCGAATCATGACGATCGGCGTACTTCCTGAGCTTACGATCCATCCACTCAACCAACGAGTAGATTTCTTCATTCGTCATACCCATCTCGGCACACTCAAACCCAAGACGGGTAAGAGCTTCCGATCGACGGATCTTCTGTTCCTTGAACTTAGCCGGAGGCTTAAACAGCAAATCAACTACGTCAGCATCCGTGAAGCTATACTTCGCGATGATACTAGTAGCTGAAGGGACAAGCATCGGATTGAAGTTCGATGCCGAAAACTGCGTCTGGGGAACCGGGACATCCTTGAACGCAGTAGAAGCGTAGAACTTGGATGTCTTACTAAGGATCGCTACTTCTTCATGATCCCGCTTGTGATTGATTCCCGAGACAGGGCGAAGCACCTTATGTGCGTACCAACAACTAAGGTCTCCGCCGAGGGCGTAAACAAGTCCCTTGTTAATGTCTTGAAGGTCAGCCAAATCCGTAATCAGATTCGGTGACCTCCAGTACCAGTGCTCATAACCATCTACTGAAGACTGAATCCTCAGCGAAGGGAGCGGAATATTCTGTTCTCGAAGTTCTGACTCGGTCGGAACCTTTCCATCAAACTCAGCCCAGTAACAGAGACTTCCCTTTACGTCAGAAGCCTTCGTTCCTCCTTTGTCCTTGAACAGTACGGGGCTGATGTAAACATCGAAATCATCTCGATTACTGATGACATGCTGTACAAGCTTGTCCTTCTCACGTGGCCAAGCGAAGTGATGGGGAGTCCAATCACCATCCTTATCGTGCTTGCCCTCAAGCGTTAGATCCTTTGTGGGGGAGTAGACCCAACCAGTCTCATTCCCATAAAGGAACTCAAGCTGAGACGTAAGTGTCTCATCAGGCTTGAGGTTACGAATTGCGCCCACAGTTCCGCCTATCTAGAACTTCGGTTGACAAACGCAGTCAACGACAGGGGAATCAGCTGCCAAACTGATTCCCCTGTCGCGACTTTACTACTTAGCTAGCGAACGGGTCGTAGTCATCTCCCGTACCGGCACCGTCGAGCGAAACCCACTTGTTGAAGTTGAGACGCTTAACGCCCTGCTTATCCTTCTTGTTGACTACCGTTCCGTAGAACTCGTTACCGTCCAGCATGTCCTTAGCGTTTCGGTGGTTGAACGTCGCAAGATCGGAAGAGCTCAGACCGAAAGCGATCAGGTGATTACGAAGATTAGCGAGAGCAGAAACCTTCTTACCCTCGTCCTCGCCATCAATCTTAGTCGGGAAGTACAGCCACTCAGAAGCCCAACGCTTCTCGTAGGGACCATCAGCAATCGCGTAGCTGAAGGTGACACCGACCTTCTTAACGGGAAGATCCTTCGTGGCGTTCGTCACCTTGAACTTAACGTCCGTGATACGGAATCGGTACGTACCGTCCGGAACACCAAACGGGTCCTCCGGAAGAGCCTCAATGTCAACATTATCGAAGAGGTTACCCTCATCGGAAAGAAGCGCATCGATGTCGTTGGGGTCGTCACTGTTGTCGGTCGAAACCGGCTCACCAACGTTGGCGGACTGAGCGAGGAACTCGTTAACGTCGAAGTCAGACATGTTGTTTTCTCTTTCGTCTTTTGTCTTGTTTGTTTTGTTTGTTACTTAGTGACTGATGTTAATCAGACACCGGGCGGAGCCGGAGTCGGGACCACCGGGGGAGTGGCCACAAGGGAAGCATACACCGCCTGAAACGTCCCGAGTACCTCCGTGGGCGTCGGGAGTGTCGCGTCCACGGTGCTGGTGTCAGCCTGAACCTTAAGATCAACCTGGTTGCTGGTCTTAGATTCGATAGACACATTTATCGGCTTTGTAGCCATTCCGTTACCGCCTTCACGAAATCATCGTCAGACATGAGAGGACGAAGACTCTTGATCTGCGACTTACCGGCAACCTTGTTCGTTGCTACGGTTGAAACAAATCGCTGAATCGGAGTTCGTTCTCCAAGTCCAACAGGCTTATTACTTGGCTTTTCATCACCACCAATGGTGTCCATGTAGATTACCAAATTTGCCTTACCGTTCGCTACCTGATAGATAGCGTCCGGAAGCTTAGGACGAACCTTATCCCCTGGCACCTTCTTTTCAGTGTCGGGGAACCTAACGTGGCAGTTCAGAATCACATTGAAATCACTCTGAGCTGCGAGATCCTGAAGAATCGGATTCCAAATCTTCTCGGACAGGAGATAATCCTGGAGAACAGGAACTTTAGGGTGACGACGTTCAACGTCGAGGTAGCCGGGAAACTTCGGATCCATGTACTGCTGAAGTACCTTCGACTGAATACCAGTGAAGGTGTCAATCAGCAATGTGTCGAAGTCCTCAAGCCCCTTCCTACGACGGTCCATCGCCGTGTAAATGTCCTGAGTTGTCTTAAAGACTCGGACCTTAGCCTTTTCCTGCAACTCAGGAAAATCATTGAGGGCTCGATGTCCGGACTCATCAGTCAAAATGAGCACCTTTCCACTCACGCGGTTGGCAAGAACCGTCTTACCAACGTTGGGCGGACCGAACAGAACCATGAAAAGCTTCTTGGCAACATCGCCTACCGGAGTAGCCCAGTCATCACTCATTAATAACTCCTATGTCCGATCGTCACTGTCTTGTACCGCGTACACGGCTCGGCTCGGTAGAGTTGAACTGTTCGTTCTTCTCTAGCGTTCTTAAAGTATCGCTTCAAAGCATCTTCCTGCCCTGTCGCGACAACCAGATGCATTTCTACATCATCCATACCGAAGACAACATGTACTTCCCAGAGTTGCCTTACAGATTCATCATTCGGTGTCATCCGTGTATCCGTAGTCGTTCCTCTTGAAGTTCACCATTTCCATGGTCTTCGTGTCGAGATTCTGGAGCTGAAGATTACACAGAGATTCAACCAAGCAGAAGTCACACGTCGTCTTGATGAAAGCGCGAGTAGCTTCTTCATCAACTTCCTCACGAGACATAGCACTAAGTTCATTAACCCTCTTAGCGATAAGAACGTGATTCTTGTTGATGTTCCTGTGCTTCACCGGCTGATAGGGAACTTCTTCACGGTGAAAACGATCCCGAGCATCAGGGCGAAAACGAATCTCTGAGAAAATCATCGGCCCATGCTTCTCATCAGGGTACATCGATCGAATGGCTCGAATGTAGTTCGCCGAACTAGCATTCATTCGATATGCCTTAGCTGACCAGAAATTGTAAAGGAACTTGTGATCCCAAACTGAAATCTTACCCTTGTGCTCTCCGACCAACCAACGAACGAGAAGATCAATTCGTCCAACGAAACCGAATGAAGGATCTTCGACCTTCAACTCAACTTCGAGGATTTCGAACTTATCCAACTCATCGCCATAAAACTTAAAGTACTCATCGAGTAGCGCAGCCATATCGGCGTACATCTTCGCCTTATCGGCATCACGCGTCATGTAATAGAAAGAAGCTTCCATGGCCTTCTCAATGACGAACTTCCTAGCTTCGTCATGAGAAACACCTTCCATACGCTTACGGTAGTAGTGCTCAAGACACGTGTGTCCGAATACGCCTCGCGTTACTGCATCTCCGTCAGTAAGAGGCCTAAGACGGTAGTCGGGATGAAACTTGAACTTCCACTGCGTCTCACACTTGATAGCGTCAGCGGCTTCAGTCGTTGAAATGGGGCGCGCAGTCATCGCAGAAAACCTCGTTAATCTTGTCGTAGATGGATTCGGTTCCGTCTTTAATTCTTGGTGACGTCATCGCTCGTGCAATATAGACGACGGACTGGATTTTCCACTCACCGTCTATTCGGATGGTCGGAGTGAGCTTCGTACTGTAGAAGTACTCATTGCATCCATCACACTCATAGATGACGTTCTCTTGATACGGCTTCCCGCATCTGTGAAGCATGGTGTTCTTCTCGAAGGAGTAGTGTGACCCCTGTCGCGAGAAGTTAGCCCGTTTCGAACATGTGCAAGTAAGTTTTTCAAGTACTTGTGGAAGGTTTTCAACAATCATTATCACGGTCATATTTCACCGCCATAACCTGGAACTGAAGATCTTCGATAATCTTCTCTGCTTCATCAGCTGTCAGGTGTACGAAGGTGTGTTGATCATCCACGTACGTAGACATCTTGATTCTGTCACCGTTCTTAAGGTGACGTTGAATCCTTATAGAAGCCTCACCGTTTTCAACGTGATGTACGGCCATCAGTCCTTCACCTTCTTCAACTTAACGCCCTTCCACTTCTTCTCGCTGTCTACAATATCTTGATATGTCGCAGACTTGGGAGCATGTTGCTCGTAGACGCTGTTCCAAACGTATGTTGGATCGTTCGTAGCGTGCCAGCGATTATGGCAATTATGGCAAATCCTATGTACATTACCGCCTTCGTTATTGAGAGTGTTCTTGTCGGGACCATGATGGCGAGCCTGTTGCTTGCCGTTATAACATCCGACGATAGGGATATTTCCACCACAATTAATCTGCTGTTGCCATTCACAGTCTGCCTCTTCATCCAGCGGATACATAACCGCTGCTCTTTTACGTCCCGTGGACTGTTGGTCTTTAAGGTTTGAATCGTCTTTGTAAGTGTTTACTTCTCGAACGGGTCCGGAGGAAGTTTCAGATTCCTCATCTGATCCTCCCAGAACTGCTGCTCGATCTTCCGTGACATTCTGTTCTGCCACCAATGCATTAGTGCCATCCCAATCAGGGACAGGAATAGACTCACTCCCAAGATTAACCAATTGATGGTTGCATTGTTCATTTTCAGCACACTCCCATGTTCGTCCTTGTAGACAAGCTACACATCGCATGTCAGTTCTTCACCCACGCGCGGTCATTACCCTTACGCCAGTTACAGTAGTTGTGCGTAAGTGCAAGGTTGTTCTTAGTGTTAAGACCACCCTTGGACTTCGGAACTACGTGATCCTTACTGGCTTCTTCACGACGAACAGGCTTCTCACAGAGATAACAAACACCCTTATCCCTACGATAAAGCTTGTTCATCGAATAGTGAGGGTTAGACTTACGCGACAGGGGTCGAGTTCGTCGAGGCATTATTCATCCTTAGGTTTATCCTTGTCAGGTTGTTCGAGTTTATCAGGTTCATCTTCATCTTTCTTCTGATCGAAGAGATCCAACGATCCAAATACGTTACTAAAGGCTTCGAGCGCCAGCTCGTCAGTGTAATTTGTCTTAAGGTGATGCGGGTACTTATTCTTCGACTTACGTCGTTGCGTCATGTTGGTTTCATCCAAACCAAATAAAAGAAGGCCCAGCGGGAGTACGCTAGACCTTCTTAGGCTCGGCTAGCTTACAGAGATGGGTTCCGGTTATCTCAATCGATTTAAACAGGGATCGATATCGATTGAGTAGGCTTCGGACTTAGAAGATTCACTCTTCTAAACTCCAGTCCTGAAGCTTCTCCGGCCTGTCTCCACAAGCTAGACCTCTATGGTACAAACTTGAACATTAACCTTAAAGGAATCTTCAAGTTTGTACAGTTTTAGGGTAAGGGTGAAACCGAGGAATAGGCTACGCAAGACCCAAAGCACCGGTAACGAGACTGGCGATCTCATGCTCAAGGTCGAGGCCTCCGCCTCACCCTTACCCTGAAAGGGTACCACATGAGGATGCGTGTCAAACAGATCGGACCGTCCGGGGCTGAATTTCACCCGATGGAATCAGCCAAAGTGGAACCTGATTGGCTGATTTTCATCACATACCGGCCGTGCTGTTACACACGGTACGGATGGGCTGAACGCCAGTCAGCCCCTGGACGGTGGGGAAGCTTCGTGAACTTTCTTTACTCCTCAGTTTCCTTTGCAGCAGCAACATGACAAGCGTCACTGCAAAAGTCTGAGTCGTTGAAAACAGGAAGTCCACAGAACCCACACATTTTGAAGTTGTAAAGGTCCGAGTAGAGACGGTTTAGATCCGCCTCTGACATAGAGTTTTCGTTAGAACTACTCGAAGGCTCTACGTGTTCTGCCACTAGATACATCTTTCCCTCGCATGCTCGATATCAACATTTGAAACTTCTTTCTGGGTCAGGGACAGGTAACCCACGCGACAGGGGTAGACTGTTAGATTTCTAGTCGACCCCTGTCACGGGGACTAACTGTTCAAGAACGTATTCTCGTGAGCTAGACGAACTCGACCGATCAACTTATCGATCTCGATTACGTCGCCCATCTCACTACACACTTCTTCAATCAGCTTCACGTTTACGTTCAACTTGTTTGCTAGTTCAGAGTAACTGAGGAACTTATTTTCTCTTCTGTGCCTGTTTTGCGTATGCCATCGAATCGTCAGAGCGATGACGATCTGATCTCGAATGTTCTGCTTCGTCATCTAGGACAGCACTGCCAACCATGACGATTGTGGAATTCAATATCGAATTCCTTGTTCTTACCACGTGGCGGATGACTCTGCGCCCAGCAATGTGTATTGTCAAACTCAACACAGAAGAAGTTTCCGTTATACACGATCTGATGTCCGTTAGGACACTTCTCGCCTTCGAGCAGCTTTCCAAGGTTTTCGTACATTACATGATGCTCCCGTCACGAAGAGCAGCCATAAGCGACTCAGCCACGTTGATATCTTCTTCAACGCCACCAATCATCTGTTCCTTGTGATCGATGATGTTTTCGAGCCATCCCGTAATCGTGTTCTCAACGTTAATCGTGTGAACGACCGTGTTATGCTTCGAGTTGAGTCGACGAATACGAGCCATCGCCTGGTTACGAGTAGCGGGATTCCATGGCAGATCAATCATAACCATCTGACGTGCAAGGTCGAGGTTAAGACCGACGCCACCAACCTTGAAGTGACAGAGAACAACCTGCCACGTGTAACCGCCTCGGTTGTTATCAACATCGAACGGCTTAAGCATCTCGGGATTAGCCTCAGCAGACTTCGAATCGAAATCAACTGCAATCATATCCCGAACATTAGACGGAGTATCGCCATCCATGCGGATACAGGAAATCCCCTGTCGCGTAAGACGATCCTCCATCTCCTTAAGGACTTCCTTGAATTGAGAGAACATGACTACGCGATCACCTTCCGCGATAGCCTGAACTCCAAGTTCTTCGGCCTTATCCATGATGATGGATTCTTCGACGGTGCACTGATACAGAACAGCCTTCGTCTCAGGATCACGAACCTTGATACCGGCGGGCCACGTAACCGCCTGACGAAGTCGAGTGTACATCGCGATAACAGCCGCAATATTAAGTTCAGTATCACCAGACATCAGATCAAGAGACATGTTCCTGATCTGCTCCATTGCCTGACGCTGTTCCTGATAGATGTTTCCCTCGAACTCAAGATGATGACGAATCATCACCTGTTCCGGCATCGTAACACCTGCCGACTCAGTGTTTCGCTTAACGATTCGAGTTCCCATCTGGGCAATCAGACGCTTCTCACCACCGTAGTTAAACGTCCACTTTCCATCCGCCGTCTGTCGGCAGTAGTCACCGAGATACTTAGTCAGGCTTCCGAAGTTTACGTTGTCGAGAAGGTGAAGTTGAGAGAACATGTCCTGAGGCTTATTGACGAACGACGTAGCCGTAATCGTCAGAACGTTCTGCACAGAACAGAAATCGTTGAAGTTCTCAGGTTCCTTGAAGCAAACGGAGCATCGCATGGTTCGCTTACCTGACAGAGGATTCGCAACAACAACCTCCGGGAAGCTTCCACATGCGGAACACTTGTTGGCAGCGTAAACCAACTTCTTCACACCGAGGAAAGACTTGGTGTCGACCTCACGCATGATGTGCGCTTCATCGCAGATTACCGTATCCACCTGCATGTTGATGAAGGCATCAACGTAATTCTCATCCTTACGCCAGGCTTCATAGTTGACGAGAAGAACAAACTCATCAACCGTTGCCATCATGCGGAAGAACTGATCACGCACAATCTTCGACATACCCTGAACAACCTGCGTCGTACGGTGTGGTGCCCAACGCTTAATCTCACGCTCGAAATTCTTGAGAACATCCTTCGGAGCGACGACGATAATCTTCTTGGCCTCAACCATATCCATGTAGATGATGGACGTAGCAGTCTTACCAAGACCAGTCTGGTCACCGAGAATTGCACGCTTAGCAACAGCAAGACGTTCCGCACCAAAAATCTGGTGATCGTAAGCGTGTTCACGCCACGGAGCGTTGAGAGTCTTTTCGTGAATGGACTTACGCTCAGCGTCCATTCGATCGCGAATCGCCTTCTCAGACATAAAAGTCTTAAGACGACGCTCAGCGTCAGCACGTTCCTGCTCAGACTCACGAGCGGCTCGACGGATAGAAGTCTGCTTAGCCTGAAGTTCAGCCTTCTTCTTCTTGATCTCATTCATCTTCTCAAGAAGCTTGGCCTCTTCAGAAGTAAGCTCCTCCATCGAACCATAGATGTTCTCATTGAGCTTGATGGAGTCCTGAATCGCTTCATTGTGCTTTTCTACTTCAGCCTTGAGCTGAGCTTCGAGTTCATCATCGTTAGGGTCTTCAAGGTTAACGAACGGGTCATCAGTCATTTCAGTTTCCCTCCCAAGTTTGATGTGACTAAGGACCTAGTCGGAGTTGTAGTCTAGTCAACTCCGACTAGGAGTTTAGTTACACCAACTCGAACTTATTGATTCGAATGGTGTAGTTCGGTTCTCCGGGAATCCACGGACCAGCCGTGTAACCCTTCGACTCAAAGTAAGACTTCGTTTCGGCGTAACTCTTTCCGTCGACCTTCTTACGGAAACAGAAGCCCATCGGAGTACGTGCGATGAAGTATCCCATACTAGTTGCCTATCTCCTAGTTGGATTCTTCGAGCCACACGAGAGCTTCGCCACACTTAACATGGATGCCATCCATGAAAGCTGCCCAAACCTTGGGGGAGAAGCTGAAGTTGTACGTGGTTTCGACCACTGCGACGACATCAGTCATGGTGTCGCAGTCGAACGAGAGAGTGCCAGTCTCACGCTCAGATTCCACGAAATTCACGGTCAGCATAAGGGTTACCGTCCTTATTTGCTGTTGTGGTTGGATGCACTCTATTGAGTTATTGTACTACGGAAGGTCCAAGATTTCACTATGTCTCTTGTAACCTTGTTCAATCTCTTCGTTGAGTTCGTCTAGTTCTTTTGATAGAACTGCTATCTCATCAACCAAACGTTTTCGTCTATCAAAGAGAAAGTCTGTTAGCTGTTGGTGCTCAAGGATCAACTGTTGTGTTTCAGGAGTGTACTCGTCGAACTTTCTAAGATCCATCTTTCTTTTCCCAGACGCCACCGCTGAATGCGGCTTACAACCGGCTCGACCAGTACGCAGTTTTCCAGTCGAGCCGGAAGTAAGTCACACTTAACGCATGCGCTTCTTCAAATCTCTCACATGGTCAATGATCCACCACTTAATCATGATGAGCGTATCAACCGGCCAGAAGATTCCGAGAGTCACACAGAATGACTTGTACGTCATGTACTTCGACAACTGACTACGGTCAAAAACCTTCTTCGACTTCTCATCTTTCATCTCTCGGAAATAGACAGCCATTCCGAGACAGGCGTAGATGAAGATTAAGAGTAGGGCAATGACTACGTCGCTCTGCATCAGCTGAGCCAGTAACCCGCCTCGGAAGAGTTCAGCGACCAGTCTTCCGGCATAACCTCTTCATACGTCTTCATGAAGTCAATAACCGGCTGCTGAACGTCACACTCCCTAAGAATGTTTGCGATGTCCGCAGCATCCATCTTGTAGTAGACATCCTCATCAGGCTCAGCCTCTGCCAGGTTCAGGCCAAGCATAATGCTTACGTGCATGAAGGCTTCGATGTCGTTGTTGTAGAAGTCAGACATTTCATTTCTCCTTGTTAGATGCTGCCGTGGAAACCATGTGCGGAAAACTTATCCGCGACAGGGGTAGTAGTCTTAGGTTCGACCAGGATACGACCGCCGAACTCTTCGAACTTGAACATAGCCAACTTGGCGTCAACTTCGTGAGGTCCGTCGTACATCAGATCAGGTTCACCTTCATATGAAAGGTAGAACATGAACATCTGTGAACGTACTTCAATGTCTGTCCTGAATACATCAGGCGGATCGAGACGTTCAACAACACATGCTCCGCCACGTTGAAGATTAGCGAGAGCATCATTCATCTGGCTCGATCGGATCTCAGGAATGATCGCACGCATGAGACGAATAGCTAGAACAAAAGGTCGACCCGTCTTAACAGTCGTACCCTTGTTGGCGTTGAGATTAGTAACCGTCAACGTCACCAAGTCATTCGACAAATCGAACTTCTTACTGAGAGTCGGTGGCAAATCCCATGACGACGAATTAGGTTCGGTCATAAACAATACCGTACCCCATGAAGACCATGGCCGGATACTCGTAACCATCAGGCGCATACTTCACACCTGCGAAGTTACGACGACCCTTAATCGTTCCGCGTCGGAGGCGAAGAACGAAGTAGTTACGTCGTCGATTAGCCCTTGGCGTCAAGACGATCCAACTCCCTAGTCATCACATTCATGATGTGCAACAGATCCTGACATGCGGGACATGTAGCTTCGTGACAGTCGTCACAAGTGATGGAGATAAACTTGTTCTCCATGTCCAACAGGAATTCTCGGAATTGATTCCTCGCGACAGGGGAGTAGCTATCGAGTCGCATCAACTCGTTAATCATCATTCGTCGTCATCCTCAGGTCCGTCATAGTAATCCGGCGCACCATCATCGGGCTCGAAGTAGTCTTCACCCCTGTCGCGCTCAAGGTAATCGATGATGGGTTGTTCTTCATTGAACGGATTAGACATCATTCGTCATCTCCTTAATGGTCTTCGTAATTAGTGTTGAATGAAGCTTCTTCCAATCTCGGATCAAACGATATACATAAGATTCCGTGAGTTGTAGATCACGTGCAATCTGAACCGGCTTAGTTCCTCGTTCAAATTCTCGAACAATGATTCCTGGAAGCTGCTCTTCAAGTTGAATTACCGATGGCCGAAGCATAACGGCTTCCTTATAGGAATAAGGAATGTCAGCCATTGTTTCCCCTGTCGCGATTGATAAGCTTGTCGGCCTTTTCGAGAACGCTTTGCGGAATCACCAGGTCCTCATCCTTACCCGGTGCTTCTTCAACAGAGTATTTACGTTCGTCGTGTCGTCCTCGCTGAAGTTGCTTACAAAGACGCTCGGCGTGTTCGAGACTCTGCGTCATGGTCGGTCGACCCATCTTACGTCCGTCCGGGAATTCAGCGATACCTTCGACGTGACGCTTACCATAGTTGTCGACGTAGACAACGATGTAACCCATTTTCCCTCCCTAGAAATTAGTCTTGCATTGGCGAACTCGGATGCATAAATTTCCAGCCGAGTTCGCCCAAACGAGACTACTTACTAGAAGTCACCACAACCACAACGAGCATTCTCGTTCGTGCAATCGGGGTGGCACTTACCGCATGGACCATCATTGTCATGAGCACATGCCGGATGGTCGGACTGATCAATAAGCGACTTCGAGTTAAGCGGCTTATCAATCTTGGGACGTTGTACGTATTCGAGAACATGCTTCGCTGTCTTGCTACCATCTTCGTAACCGTTGTGGTAATTCTGTGAATCCATCTTCTCGATCTCGATCGGATTACCTACGAAGCCATCGTAGAATCCAACCTTATAAACGACGTTGCTCTTGTCCTGCTCAACCATCATTTACTCCGCGACAGGGGTAATGTATTCACGTAGTACATCGAGCGTCTTTGTTACGTCATGCATCATGATGTTGTATGAGTTGCCCACAGCACAGATTTGATTTGGCTTACTGCACTGTGGGCAGATCTTCTTGTGTTCGTTTCTTGCTTCTTCGAGAATGATGTCAGACATCAACAAGTATTCTCGAAGTTGTTCGTACTTACTTTGTTGCACTGTGAGCCTTGACGAAAGCCTTCGCGTGATTGTTCAGCGAGTCCAACATGGCAGACACGTCAGCCTTACTGGCTCGAACGTTTCGCATCAATTCAATCGACCGTGCCATCTGACGAATCGTGTCCTGCATACCGGCCGGAAGCTTCATGAACTCCGACATCTCGGTTTCGGAAAGCTTAGGTGTCATCACTTACTCCAATCCTCGAACGTACGAAGTGCGAACCTGGCTCGATCGTATCGACTGTGAAGTCTGAAGCCGATATCAACCACTAAGACTGTGACGAGTGTTGCGAGAAACATGATTCACTCCGCGACAGGGGTTAGCCATAGATGAGAAATGGACCGAGCTCGTTGTTTACCCATGCGTAGATGTCACCGGTGTCATCGATGTAACACCACTGCGTGACATCTTCGTACGTGTACTCAACGACGTTGTAGTGAAAGAACTCAATGACATGAGTCGGAAGATTACTTACATCTTGCATCTGTCCCATGTCACGAGTCCTGACTACGCCACGCGTCAATGTCTGATTGCGTTTCACGATCAACCGGCTCGTTCTTGCATCGGCCTTCACAGATTTCCACGCGCAGCTCATAAGCCGTTTCGAGTTCGGCACCGCACGCGGCACACTTCTTAACGTTCTCGTCAGTCATTTAGTTTCCGATCACGAGTCGCTTGAATTCCAGGTTGGACTTCTTACGCATGCGCTTCATCTGCTTCGGAGTGAAGTACTCCGTACCGACTACTCGATTAGTCGTCTTGGTCATCCACTTGAACTCGGTGTTGTTCTGTCGAAGGTAGTTGTCGAATCGAGTAGCGGGCGCCATTTGTTTCTCCTTAGTCGGGAACTTTCCAGTACTTACACTTCTCGCACCACTTGGGCTTTACCGTTCCGTCATCTGTCTCGTAAAGAAACGGAACGTCTGCCTCATCTTCCTTTCTTACCTGAGACCAACATATACATTCGTCAACTCGCGGGTCATCCTGACAATAAAAACAGATGACACTAATCAGCGTCACTTGTCCTCCGCGACAGGGGTTGTCTGCTCATTCAGGAAGCCGAGCCACTTGTCATAGACTTCGTCGTTCTGAATGTAGTTCGATACTTCAAAGACACCGGTCAGGATGTCGCGTCCGTCTTGATCGAGCTGGTTGTACATGTTCTTGAGACGTTCGAGCATCTTTTCGTCATCGGCTCGATCTGGATAAATGTTCATGCCGCACTGCTTTCAATCGAGCCCATGATGGCCTGATACGTGTTGAAAGCTTCCGGCATTGAATCGAGCTCGGCGCCGACCTTCACCATCTTGGTTTCAT